CCCTGCTGTTGCGGCGTCAGCGTGGCGAACCACTGGCCCACTTGCGCCAAGATGCCCAAGAATCCTGAAAGAACAGGGATCACAGCCTGTATGGCGCCAGGCAAGGCGGACCCAAGCTGCTGTGCCAGTTGCGTGATATATGGCAAAGCGGCCGTGATGGCCTGATTGAATGGCCCTGCCAGTTCACGCATGATCATGTTGATCGCGTCGTTGAACTTATCGGCAGCTTCTGCCATCTCCTTGGTGACGGTTGCTGAGTATTGGCTCATGGCTTCGCGGCCGCCATTCAACATTGGAATCAGGTTGGCGCCTGACTTGCCGAAAATCTGCATTGCTAATGCAGTCTTCTCTGCACCGTCTGGCAGCTTGGCGAACTTATCCGCCAGATCGAGCATGATTTCGTCAACGCTGCGAATCTTCCCTCTTGCGTCGACCGAGCTGACGCCAATAGATCTAAGTGCCTCATTGGTCTTCGATGCTGGATCGACGATCCCTTTTGCCAACTTACCCATTGCCTTGGCAACTTCATCCAGGCTGCTGCCGCTATCTTCAGCTGCTGCGCCGAACTTGCTGAGAGCCTCAACGCCAACACCAGTGCGCTGGCTGAGATCGTTGAGATTGTCGGCGGAATCAATGGCACGCTTGCCAAGGACTGCAAGACCGCCAACTGCTGCAGCACCGAGGCCGGCCATTGCCACGCCGGCATTTTTAGCCATGCCGCCAAGCTTGCCGAATGCGCCGCTTAATCCGCTCGCCTGATTGTTCGCCTTGTCGAGCGAACGAGTCAAACCATCAATCTGGGCCAGACCATCAACCTTTGCCCTGATCGTTAGGGCGGTTGTCATGTCCAGCGCCATGGCTACTTCTTGCGCTTGTTGACTGCTGCAACCACTGTAGCCTCCATGATCTGAAGGTCACCTAAGACGTTGGCCGCATCGGCAATCTGCAGCAGGTCAAACACCCATCGCACGGCGCCATAGTCAAGGCCGATCAACGTACCGGAATCAGTACGCCATTGCGTCTGCACCTTGAGGAACACGAGCACAGCCGACCATGCATCTGGCTCTACCTCATAGTTGACGGCCGCCTTGCTCGGTGGTGGTTCGATGCCGAAGATCGCCGCATCCTTTGCGGTTTCGTCGATCTCCATTCCACCAAGCCAGTGCTCAGCGGCCCCGATTAGTTTTTTCGCTTCTGCTCCACCAGCGACTCGAAGTAGGCAGAGACCAGTGCTCCGGCCATTGTTGGAACATCTAGCAGCTGCGCCTTCACAGCATTGCTAAATGGCACCGGCTCGCCATCGCCGTCGACGATGCCATCCCATCCAACCAAGATCTCATCAGCAATGCTCTGATCACTGACGCCCTCGCCAGTGTCTTCCCCCTTTTCGTTTGCCTTGATCCGCAGTTGCACCTCGCGCTGGATCTCATTGATGCGGCTCTGAGCCAGCCGCTTGAACTCAGCATCAAATGTCTGCCGCTCTCGTTTCCCACCATTGGCCGGGAGCTTAATGCTCACCGGCCAGGTGTAGGAGTCCGACTGCTTAAGGACAAATGCCACGCGGATCAGGTGAAGACAATCTCCATCTCATCATTGCCCGAATCGGTCGGGGTGGCAATGTATGGCAGGGTCAGCATCTGGATGCCGTCTTCATCGCTGTAAGACGGGTTCCCCAGATCAATCTGATCAGCGGTGAACGTGACGATGTTGCCAGCGGTCTGGCCGTGCTGGAAGGTCAGATTTCCAGTGCTGCTGCCGGTGGCATCGTTGAAGAAGTTGTGGGTGCTGACCGAGACGGCCTCAATCATCACCTCACCAGCAGGGGCGCGGTTGGTGATGATCACCTCCTTGGTGCAGCCCACCAGCTCGCGATAGACCAGTTCATTGGCAAGCTCCATCGTGAAGCTCTGGAGGCAGCCGGCATAGCTGAACACCTCGAAGCCCGTGGTGTTGCCCTGCTTGAACACCACAGGGTCGGCTTGATTGGCGTAGGTCGGGGTGCTGATAGCCGATGCGGTCGGTGCGTTATAGATGCCCGTGAACTCGAATGCAATGGTGGGGATCTCACCCACGGTGCAGTTCAGAGAGAATGTGCCGCGGCAGCCGGTGGCCTTGTGCAGCACGCCATCATTGTTGAAGTAGATCGTGACCGATCCGGGCGAAGCGTTGCTATTGGGGGTATATGTGACGCTCGTGCTGGCCGATACGGTCTCAGTGAACGAACATGCTTTCAGCAGCGGGCCATAGGCCGGCGCAGTGCCGGCAGTGCCAGAACCTGCAAGCTCCACTTCAAAGTTCACCAGCACACGGGTTTGCGCCAGCAGCTGCTCGGATTGGCCGAGATAAGGGCGGATCAGCTCACGGCTAACGGTGTCAGCCTCGAGCGGCGTCACCTCGATATTGCGTACCAGGATGGCGTTGGCGCCAACAGTTGGCGTAGGGTCAACACCGTAAGTAGTCTCGATTTCGGCCAGCAGCAGCTGGCGGCGGGAAAGCAGCGGCATGGCTTGGCCGGATGGAATCTTTCAACCCATCGTAGCCGGCTCAGCTGATAGTCAAATTGGTGACTGAGGTGCGATAACGCACAAGATATTCGCAGCCAATCACGCCAGCCGGTTGATCAGCTTCCACCATCTCGAAGCTCACCGATTGCGGTTGCACATCAATGGCATATCCGCCCAGGGTGAGATCGGCCATCATCTTGGCGTGCAGGCTTTCAATGATCGGATCTGCCGTCTGATCCGGCACCGTGCCGCGCACGATCACCGCGATCCGCACGGTCAGGCTCCAATCCAGCGTGGGCAAACTGGTGTTCTGCTGCGCTGTATCCGAGATCGGCTCGATCACAAGTGCCGGGCTTTCGCCGCGGCTCAGTGGTTCCACCCTGCTGCGATAGATCCTGGTGCTAACGCCAGTTGTTCCGGTGAGCGCCGTGCGGATCGCCGTCAGTACCTGTTCGCGCTTAGTAGTCATGGTTATGCCGAGGCAACCTGCACCACTGTGCAGATGATGCCAGGAATGCTGGGATGTGCCGGGCTACTTGATGCCGGATCGGCATTTATATAGGCTGCCACATTGCTGGTCATCCACATCAGCTCAATGTAGTCACCACCTACCAAGCCCAGCACAAAGTTCACGGTGCCGATAACGTTGCCTTCCACGCCTCCATGGGTGGAAATGACACTGAACTTGCTATCGCTAGCAGGCACATCACCACTGCTACCGCTGTCGTTCTTGCGCAGCCAGACGTTCACGTCATGGATCTGCGCGTCACTATTACTGAACTGGATCGAGAACGTAAAGCTATAGATCCCTGGATGATCAACTGTGATCCGGCTGTCCGAGACGATTCTTATGCCACGACTTGTCAGATCAACCTGTCGTAAAAAAATTGGATAGGCAGTGTTGATCGCCGCCGCAACTTGTGAGGTCGTATCCCAGAACGATCCCCAGTAGCCAGGGCAGCCGTGGTACGGCAGCTTGCTCCATGGCGTCAGGCCATTGCCGATCTTCAGATTCTGCGTATCACTCTCAAGGCCAGGCTCTCCTGCCATCAGCACAGGATTCAGCGCTGCCCATTGGCTTCTGGTGTTGACCTTGAATGGACCGCTCATGTCTTCTGCAATCCGAGTTGTACGAACTTGCCGTCATCCATGAGCATGGTCTCTCTGACGGTATAAGCAGCCCCATCCACAGTGATCGAATCGCCGCGGATGAGACTGCCGAAGTTTGAGGATCTGGCCGTTAGCGTGTAGTCAGTGCTGAGCACCATCCCATTGCTGATCACCTGGCTTGGCATGTCCAGGATTCCTTTCGCAGTAACGGCGCCAGCAGTGCAGCTGACGCCGAAGTCTGCGAGGAACACATCCAGATCCTCAGTGAACGCCATGCTCAGCTGTACTTCTTAGAGCCGAGAGCCACCACGGAAACGGCGCCGGTGCCGGTGCCGCCGGTCACAGTGAAGAGCACGCGAACGTAACGACGCAAATCGTTGCTGTTCAGGTAGATCTTCTCTTGAAACGCGGTGTTGGCGGCAGCAGCGGTGAAGCCGCCACCGGTCACGTCCACGAAATCGCCGGAAGTGGTGGTGTTGCTGTGCTGAATCTTGGCAGTCAGGGTAACGCCAGAGCCTGCAGCAGCTGCATCGATGATGAAGGCAATGTCGCCCTCATAATCCACGAGATCAACGTTGGCAGGGGTGCCAGCGCCGGTGGATGCCACAACAGCGTTGTTGTGCAGCTCGAGCAGATCGGTCTTAGATCCGAGGTTGTGGATGGTCATGATTTTGCCCTCCGTCGGGGAGTGGTTGGTTTAGGTGCAGGTTGAGCGATGGTCTCAACTGCGTCTACTACAGAGGCGACAGCCTCAACAGCTTTGCCGATACCGATCAGGAGTTTGGCGTCAGAGGGGGAAGCCTCTAGGACTTCCCCAGTTTTGACGACCCGGCCCGCCAGCATCGTTTGCCGTAAGACCTTGATCAACATGATCAGAGGGTGTTGTTGCCGCGGCTGAAGGACTCAGGGTGACGGACGGCAATGTCCACATCCTGCATAGCCACCACGCGCACGGTGCCCGAGGTGCTGTTGGTGTAGGGGTCCACCATCAGATCCAAGCCGGAGAAGTAGCCAATGATCAGGTCAGCGAAGTTGCCGAACCACAGATCACCGGAGGCAACTTGATTGGAGAGAACGCCTTGATAGCCGTTCACCTCGGAGCCTTCCATCACGAACATGCCGGAGCCTGCATCCTTGGCCTTGGTCTTCAGACCGCCGCGCATGGCAGCGTTCATCAGATAGACAGGGTTGCCGAGCAGGGCGTTGGCGGTTGCCACGTCGCTCTCGAGTGCCACCACCTCGGCGAAGGTGGGGATATCAGCGGCGAAGTCCTCAGTACCGATGCCGGTGGTGAGCTTCAGGCCGAGGGGCTCGCCGTTGGAGCCGGTGCCATACAGGCCAGCCAGGTCGATCTTGAGTGCCAGCACACGGGCAAGATCGCTGCGAACCATGTTCTCCACATCGATGGAGGACTGGATCATCAGGCGGCGGCTGTAGTCAGTGAAGGCAGCCACGGTCTTAGGAGTCAGGCTCACCTGATCCACGGTCTGCTGCGACTCGGTGGGGGCACCGGACTCAGCAACCCAGTAGGCAGTGCCAGCGCCGGACTGACGGGGGATTGCCACGTTGCCGGTGAGGCCGGTCAGCACAGTGGCGCCAGCCTGATCCAGAGCGGAAGCATTGCGCAGCAGATCGATGAAGCTGCCAGCATCCAGCTCAGTAGCAACCAGGTTGCCGCCAGCGGTTGCAGCGCCAACGTTTAGATCACGGCGCAGCACATCTTGGGGGATGGTGATGCCGCGGGACTGACGGCCGAGCTTCGCAGCAGCAGCTTCAGATGCCTCGATCTCGAACGCAGCAGCCTCGCGAGCGGCGCGGTCAGTCGGGTTGGCCAAATAGTTAATGGCACGCATGAAGGAGAAGCTGCGGCTCTCCTTCTCAGTCAGGCCGATTTCAGCGGCGCTCATGGTCACAGGCTCCTGTTTGATGTCGAGGTTGTCGAGCACAGCAGCGCGAGCCTCGTCGATAGAACGACCAGACTCGATCAGCTGACGGCCGAGGTCGGCCATGCCGTGCTTTTCGGTCAGTGCAGAAATGCCAGCGATGCGGGAGCGCTCAGCCTCAGCGGCTTCGGCCCGCACCACTGCCAGATCAGGGGTGGTGTTTTCCATTGCAGGAATGGGATCAGGTGTAGGTGCTGCCGAGGCAGCTTGCTCGGCCTCTAAGGATCTGCCGATCCCGACGCCGGGATCAGCCGGCACCGAGACAACAGAAACCTCATAAGGAGACCAGGCAGTGGCAACAAAGTCACCGCTGCCGCGCTCCTCCATTTTGTCGATGGAGTAACCAAAGGAGACATTCCGGAGAACGCCATCCTTCACATCGTTCAGGACTTCCTGAGCGAATGGATTGCGGCTGAACCGCACGCGTGCATAACCGCGGCGACGTTTGCCATCGATGTATGCACGCTCCACAACACCAATCACACGATCAGGGTTGTGATTGAACAGCAGCG